ATGTGGAAAATAATCTACGAATAAATGGATCAGAGATAGCAGAGTGTAATCGCCCTGCTAATATTTCATACAAATCAGACTCTTCTAAAGACAATTCTTTGACATCATCAATTAATCCAAAGTATCTGTCAAAGACTTTTTCGTAGGAGATATTCATATAACACCTCCAATATATTACTCAGCAAGTAACTTCAAATCAGTACCGCATTCCTCATCAATAATCTTGATTTTATTCATACTGTCAAAAGTTCCTTCTGAAATCATTTCAGAAACCATAGTTGCAATTGTACTCTTGAAGCCAGATGGAAGTTTTCTAAACTCTTCACTAAAATGCATAGTCGGAAGATTGATAAGATTTATTAAATCCTCTCTATCATATAAACCATCGTATACTTTTTTAACTTCCTGCCAATGCACATTTTCAAGTAACTCTTCGTCTTCAATAATGATATAAGGTGCAAATAAAGACTTCTTACGAACAAGTAAAGCTGAGAGTAAGTCCTGATACTCGATATATCTGAAATCGCCCATGTTACTAAATTCATATGTGATCTTTGTCTTATCACCAGTAAATAGAAGAGTACCTGCATACATAGAACGACATGGAATTAAATCATCTGGTTCATACTTCTTAGGCTTCTTAACTTCTGCAACTGTTTCTTTTACTGTATCTTTTTCAACCTTTGTATCTTCTGCTTTTGTTTTTGCGGCAGAAGTAGTTGTAGCTTTCTTCTGATAAGCCATTTATATTTTCTCCTTTCACTCAATTCAAAAAGGACTGCATATCATTTAGATATACAGTCCCAATATTTATATGGATTACGCACCGATTGTCCAAGTACCAAATCTTGTGTTAGTCATAGTCTTGATACCAAAACGAGACTTGAACTCGTACTCTTTTGTATCATCGGCATTATCACCAGACTCAGATACTTCCTTAGTCTCATCCATTCCCTCATAGTACATCTTAACAAACTTGTCGATGTTAGATGGAAGAATAAGAAGTTTTGTATCGTCTTCAAGGTAATGTTCTACGTCATTCTCCTTAAATGCCTGTGGAAGCTCGATAATCTGAGTACCCTCAAATGTACCAATTCTACCAGTGTTATAAACATCGTTCTTTGCAGCTTCAGAAACCCACTGAATATCTCCAAGATTCTTTAATCCCGCAAGAGCAACTTTTGTACCAACGATAGTAGCAACACCACCTGTAGCAAGCTGAACATCAGAAATAAGCTTAACAAACTTGTCATGGTTAGCTGCATTTAATTCACCACGGATATTCCACTTAGCAGGAACAGGAAGAGAAGTACCAGCACTCATAACAGCCTCATGAAGAAGAGTATTGATTAATCTTGTGAATGCTTCTGCAATCTTATTGATTAACTCACTCCAATCTTCAACGCCCTGAAGGAATCTTGACATTTCCATGTAAACCTTTGCACCATAAGACTTAACGTTTACACCAAAATCCTTACCAGCACCAAGTCTCTGTCTCTCAATACTGTGATGACCATCAGCAATCTCAGCAACAGTGATAATACAAGGATCTTTTGTATAGAACTTATTTGTCTGTCCAAGAGCAAGAGTCTTAACCTCTACATACTTCTGGAATACAGGTGAACTTGTCCAACCAGATACAAGAGTATCTTCAACAGTCTCCTCGATAACCTCGAATACGGCTTCTCTTACAGACTGTTTCTTAAATGCCTTTCTTACCTCATTAGGAGTCGGAGTTTCAGAAAGACCTGCCATCTCGATAATTGTCTTACGAATCTTATCATTTGCTTCTTCGATAGAATACTGCTTTACAGTACCTTTTGCTGTGTCAACACACAGACGAGAGAAGTTCTTATATTTTGTCTCATCAAACTTTTCAACGATTACATCGCTCATTTCATTAAATCTTAATCTCTGCATAGTATATTAATCCTCCTTTCTACCGAATTACGCATATACCTGGGCATTCTTATCTACCCAAATACGATAATTTCCATTTGCAGCAATCTCGTAGATATGTCCTACAAAACCATACTCAGTCATACTTGGTTTCTCACCAGTTGTAAGCTTGAAGTCTGTACCATCTACGAATACATATTTTCCAACAGCTAATTCTGCATCAGAATTAAAAGCTTCTGTAGAAAGTGTGAATCTATCAGTGTCCTGAATCTCATAAGCTCTCATAACTTCACCCTTACCGTTGTAGAAGTTAGATTCCTCCTGCATCTTTGTTGTATATTCCTCATAAATCTTTGGAGCAGTTAAAATGAGAACAATTTTGTCTCCCTTTGTAGGAACTTTTGCTTCAAATACATCTGCTTTCTTTCTGTCGCCAATTACAGCAACAGAACCATTGTCAATATCCTTAGACTCATTTACTAAGTTGTAGTGATGACCAACTTTTGTAGCCTTTAAGAGTGTTGATTCAGCTACACCGTGCTTAGTATATGAAATGAAATTACTAGCCATAGTTTTATTTCCTCCTTAAAATTTCTAATTTTGTGCAATAAAAAACACCTATGGATTTTCCATAAGTGCTAATTCATAAAAATTATTTAGTTTTTTGCTTTAATCAAACAGATCGCCATATGGTTTATATGTATCTTCCGTTTCTTTTTCTGCATTAAACGCAACTCTGCTCACATGTTTCTTCTGTGGTGTTTTACCTGCAAAAGAGAATGTCTTGTTCCTTTTAACAAGTTTTCCAAGAGTAGCATCAGCCTTCTCAGATAACTCTTCCTTAGAATATTTGTTTACAGAATCCTCAGACATAAGTGCTTTAAATTCGTCTGTATCAAGATATTCTGAATATGCTTCATCATCAAATACAGTCATCTTGTCTGCAAATACTTCAGCAGATTTATATGTGTTTAATTCCTCTACAACAGAAGAGTAATTGGAACGCATATCCTGAATTTCTGTATATTCTGAATCGGTAAGATATTCTTTGTGCAGATTATAGTGTTCACCATCAAATGATACATTGTCATTATCTTTTGTATATTTCTGACCATAGATTTTACCGCCATCCCAACTTTCATAGACAAAGTAAGAATCATATACACCAGTAATGTAATACCACTCATTATCTGCGTCTTCATAAGAAGACAAGAGATTATATAAAGCATAACGAATGTCATCATGAGAAATTTCAAATGTCTTTGTCATATTCTCAAAATTCTGACCTTCGCCCTCATTATCTCCATCAGTAGTTCCTTCTGGCTCAGTAGTGTTTTCTCCATCACCTTCATTATCATTAGAAGGTTCATTCGCTGTATTATCACCAGAATTGTCACCATCTGTATTGTTGTCTTCACCAAACACTTCTGCAAATTTAGCCTCTAATTCTTCGTTTGATAATTCTGAATAATCAAAGGTTACATCTTCAACTGTTTTATTGTATTTAGCAAGTAACTCTTCAAATTTTGTCATGCTTTCTTTATTTCCTCCTTCCCTTGATAATGTACGAACAGAAGAATTCTGTTCTTTATTGAAACAAGCAGTCTCTAAATTTTCAATTCGTGCTTGTAGTTCAACCATTTTTGACTCATAATCTTCAAATAAACTGTTATTCTTAGAACTGAAATCTGCCAACTTAATATTTGAACCAGTCATTCCAGGCTTTACTTCATTGCCTTGAGGTGTTTTTCCTAGAATTGTCACACCAGAAAACCAAAAATCTTCAATATTTAAGAACTTCTGCTTTGCGTCATAACTGAGTTCTCGGATTGACAATTCGACTGATACAGAGCATTCTTCTTCACGCTGTAAAATTTCAGCAGCTTTGGAATATTCCTCAAAAATATATCCATCGACTTCACAATAAGTTTTCTTTTTTTCTTCATCATAAACTAACTGTGCATTACAACTTTCAGGTATGATTCCAATAGGATATTCATCATAAACCACATCACCATTTTCGTCTTCATGCATATTATGAGAATAAAATTCCCACTGACCTTCTGGATTTTCATCAGTTGTTACCTTGTGAATGTATCCAAGAATAGGACGATTGCTAAAAGATGGGAGAGCAGCTTCCATGACAGAAGATTCAATATTAGAGCCGTTTACATTTAAATCTGTATGGCATGACTGTAAATGAACTGGAAGAAGCCCATCTTTGTTCTTGTCTGACTCATCAAAATTTACACGTCCATGTACCTGAACAACCAATGGTTCACCAGTTTTTTCAGCACTGAATTTCGTAGAACGTTTGTATTTATTTGAATAGAAATCATACAAATCTTCTATATAAAGAAGTCTTTTCTTAGCCATTTTCTTCTCCTTTCTTCAAAATTTAGGCATAAATAAAACCACTCGAAATAGGAGAGTGGCTAAATGTTCAGCATATTACTATACTGAATCTTTGATTTATCTATATCATCTGAAAACATCAATTTATCAGTATTCAGAAAAGTATAAATACCATTTTGTTCATCGATTTTCTGAAAACCGAGATTTATAATCTTAGAAGCCGTTTCAGAATCTGATGTCTTTATAAAATTTTGTTTCATCCTTTTACTCCTTATTGTCCTGCTTGTGTTCCTTCATCTTTTTCACCGTCTCTAGTAGCAAGTCCCTCATCTGAAAGATCATCATCTTTCTTAGTCTGACCGCCACCTTGTTTATTACTTTGTGTATAAGAAGAAGAAAGTGGCGTAAAATATTCTAATAATCCCAATGACTTCACCATAAAAGCGTTATTTATTACTCTTAACGGAGAAGATCCATCAAGTGTTGCATAATCCATAGTGTCAATACCTAATGTAGCTTTGTCTTTTTTTTGTGACATTTTCGAATCAAGGTCGAATACAGACACATAATGAAAATAGAAATTAAAATCCTCTGTAATATTCAATTTGACATATCTCTGAATATTCGCTTCGATTTTTTTTAATAATTCCATAGGGAGTGTCATATCAACAGTAATAGAATGTTTAAGACCAACAGAACCAGATTTTTGACCATTGAATATCATTTCTGATATACCAAGAGAAGAGAATAAGTTCTTGATTGCCTGTGAATATACATTAGTATCATCAACCTGATTTTTATTACCAAACTCAATCTTTTCGACTTCACATGGAGTCCATGCTGAACCAACAAGACTTGGTAATACTTCATCAATTGCGGCTTGAGTAGCTTGTACAATTTCAAGGTCTACAGCAAAGTCATTTACTTCGCCTGAATTTTCATTCATAGGGATTTTTGATAAGAGGAGAACATAATTTTCAAGTTCTGTTTTAGAACGAATAAGAGCTTCGTAGTCAAGCAAGTCTAAGAGTGATACGAATACAGGTAGGAAGTAGGGCAGTGGTACAACTGGATCATCACCACATATAATACAGATAGTTTTCTCTGGTGGTAATTCAAACCATTTATAATCATTACCTTTTGATTTATATGTTTCGTAGCCTTCTACAAAAACATCATCCCATAAGCCTTCTTCTGAATCAGTTTCACTACCAGTACCATATAAGAAATCCTTGTTGTTACCAGAATCAAAATAAGAAGCATCGAATTTTACAATCCATGTATCTTTTTCTGCACGAGAACCGATTTTATAATATTTTGGATCAAGTGGATGTATAAAGAACGAATCTCCATCATCGTAACAAAATCCACAATAGATACCATCTCTTAAACAAGTGGCAATTATTTGTGAACCCATTTCTTTCAGATCCATTTTATCTAATCTGGTACAAAGTTCTTGATATCCTTTAATGTATTCAGATGCATCCTGTGGGGGATTTGCCCAATCGGGAGTATTGTAAGATACGTTATAACTAAAAATAGGAGTGTAAGCATAATATTCTATAATCTTTTTATAGTTATGACTGATACGATATAAGAAAGCAGATATATCACGAAGATTGTCAATATTGGCAAGAGGACTTTTTATGTATGATTGAAGTTTCTCTTTTGTGTATTGAGTATATGTCTTCGATGTACCTTTTGATATATTCTGCTGTAAGATACGTTGTAATTCCTGAAAGTTAATCATCTGTGCATACTTCTGAGTAGAAGTAGTCAGCTCATTTTTACGAGTTGGTGATGGTTCTGTCTGTACTGATTTCTTTGCAGAATTATTTGTTTTCTGTGTTGCCATTTATATTTCTGATTTCCTCCTTTCCTTAGTTATAGAATCCCCATTTTTTAGGGCGTTTTGAGACACCGACCATTTTTGTGATGTCAAAGTTATTTGTACGTTTCTTGTTTCTAATATGATCCATTCGCTTTTCAGATAAATACCATCCAAGCATAGCCAAGACATATGCACGGTCATCATGCATAGTAGCTTCTGAAGCTCCTGTATCAGCGTCTTTATACGCAGGAAGTTTGAATGAATCCTTACCACCTTCACGCTTATTTCTACAAATATTAACAATTTCCTCTTTCATTGCATCAATCTGAACTAATGCAACTTCTTCATCAGGTGTTAATTTATATACTTGCGTTTTAGCAGCTTCAATCAATGAAAGTCTTTCTTCCAGCTCATTTTCATATTCATCAATGCTCAAATCCAATTTGTCTAATTCTGCACGAATCTTTTCTTCCGATTCATTCATAAGTTTGGTATCAACTTCCATGATATTGAGATAACCTTTGTTATCATATTTTTCTGTGAAATGAATTTTGTCTGCTTCAACCATTTTTATTAAAGCCTCAAACATTTCAGATTTATATTTTGATGGTTCAATTAATTTCAGTTTTTCAACTGCATTAGGGTATCTTTTAGCATACACATCACCATTGTTATATTCCTTATCCAATAAACCACGGTGAACATTACCTTTTTTATCTTTCCAATCTTCAATTAAACTGTCTCGAACCCAAGAGTTTCCACCTCCACCAGAACCAGCATCGGCTAAGAAAATTTCAATATTGTCATAATCCAAAGCTTCACCGTTATAATCAAGAAGTATTTTCCTAATTTCTTTTATCTGGTCTTGAGTCATCATAGGTGTCTTTCGTCTAAGACCTAAATCGGAAAAGGATACAACATTTACAATATCCATTGTATATCCATCTTCCTCGTTATAAAGTAATTCACCTATACCTAGAATTGAATTATCGGTTGAACGTGCTGGATCATATGCTAAAACAAATGTTCTTTCATTTGTATCATTACATAATACAGGTGGACGAGTATAAGAATTTCTAACAATTAAAGCTCTTTTAATAATCTGGTTCGCATTCCCGTCTTGAGTGAATTTGTTATAATACTCACGTTGAGCTTTTTCTGGATTATTTCTTAATTCTGTCTCAACGGTTTCTCTATTCAAAAGTGGAACATAAGGTTTGCCATGAAAAGTAGCATTAATAACAACATCACAGTTAATATCTGCTACAAAATATTTTGGATCACCTAACATCATTTTCTTGGAAAAATCACGATACTTTTGATAAAAAGCTGTGTCAATAGAAGAAGCAGAAGAAGCATATAAGAGCTGATGTGGAAATTCCTTTGGAAGAGAAGATATATCAATATTTCCACCAAGTTTGAAATTTGAATCAAGAGTTGTAAATGCACCAATAACATTAAATTCTTCTTCTGAGAGCCAGCCGCCCTCATCAAAACAGACGCACTCACACCTCTTACCTCTTTTGGCGTTGATATTACTATTCAATGTTTTTACAAAGCTACCATTATACAGCCTATATGTAAAGCCCATTGGATTGTGAATAAATCCATTTGAGTTTGCTTGCGATATTTCAACTTCATTTTTAAAAACATCTGTAAGACCAGTCATTGATTCGATATTTTTTAATGCAATATCTTCGATCTTCTTAAAAGTTTCTTGGGACTGGTCTGCTGTTCCTGAACAAATGTACGTTCTGTAGTTGTTAAACAGAAGTCCCTTTATTATGGTAAATAAAGCAAGTAATGTCGTCTTTCCTGCGGCACGACTTTCCAACCATAACACAAATGGTTTTGTCCATGAATTCATAAAAGTATATTCTTGTGCATCAAGAAGCTCAACTCCTATAAATTCTTTCATAAATTTTGTCGGGTATTTAATCCCAAATTGCTTTATTTCCGCTAATTTTTTATATCCTTCCAACTTCCTT